ACGAGTTAGGCTTGGTGTGTGGCCCGCACAAGTCCGACTTGAGTAGCCGATCAGGCGGAATGCTCGCCGTGCGTAGCCATTCTCGCATGTCGCCCCACATCTCGGCGCGCTTGTTGCCCCACATCACAGGGTTTTTAGCCTTCCAGCCAAAGTTTACCCCACGAACCTTATACCGCTGCTCTTTCAGCCGGTCAAGTATGCCATAGCCGAGCCCGCCCTCGTCAATGACCGTGAGCGCCGGGTTGTACTCCTCGATCGCGTCGATGACGCGCCCGACGGTGGCCATAGTGTCCTCGCCCCGGTAGCGCTTGATTGCCACGATGTCGCGCCCCTGCCTTACGACAATGACAGTCGAGTCCGCGCCCCCGCGCGCGGGGTCAACGCCAATTACCCGAGGAGCCGTCGCGTCCTTGTAGCTAGCCCGCGCCACAGCCTCGTCCACCAGGCGAGGGCTGATGAACTGGTCGTCTCCGTCGGAGGGGAACTCTCCGTAGACCTCGACTTTAGCTTGGCTACTATCGGCTCCATACTCAGCGATGATTTGCTCGTAGACCGCTTTGTCGGTGTCCTCGACTTGCCGTGCGTCGATGCTTTGCGTTTGCCAGAATTCCCTTTTCGCGTTGAAACACTCATAAAAATACCCCTCGTTGCGTCGTGGGTTACTGAAGGCGAGCCAGAAGCGATTAGGCGTGTTCTCCGTAAAGAAGCCCGCCGTCACCGACCAGATGGGGTCCGGTATACCCGACGCTTCGTCGAATATGACCATCACACCGTCGAAGTTGTGGACACCGGCGTACGCGTCGGGGTTCTCCTCCGACCACAGCCGCCCCTCAACCGACCAGTACCGCGTGCCTTTCTTCAAGTCGCGCTCGACGATTTCCGCGAGCCACTTGGCCGGCATCACCCGCGTTGCCGACACCTCAAACCAATGACTGTTGAGCAGCAGCGAGAGCCACTTAGTCACCTCGGCCCAAGTGACCGAGCGTAGCTGGGCCTCTGAGTTAGCCGACACGATGATAGTCGAGCCGATGCGCGTCGATAGCATCCACAGGATCAGCCACGACACCAAGGCCGACTTACCGATGCCGCGCCCCGAGGCCGTCGCCATGCGCAGCACGTCGTATCCCGTCGCGTTCTTATTGCGGGCGATGTGAGCGGCTACCTTGCGCAGCACCTCGCGCTGCCACTTGCGCGGTCCTTGGAAGTTTTCAAGCGGCGTGCCTTTCTGCCCCCACGGGAACGCGAACAGCACGAACGCCTCGGGGTCGTCCTTGACGCTCGGCGACCAGAGCCGGGTCATCAGTAGCTGCTCGTCCTCGGGGCTATATATCGGAAGTTGCATATTCTGCCGTCAGGGCTCGGGTAGCGAGCGTGGTGGGCGCGCGGGTCAATGCAGCCGGTTCATCCGGCAATACTCGGCCTTCAATGACGCGAGACTCCGCCTCTTGCAGCGCGGCGATGACGCTGATCTGCTGCTTGACATCGACCTGTACCTGTTGCTTCGCCACCCAGCCATGCACATGCTGGAGGATTGCCAGAGAAGCCTTTGAATCGCCATTGCGAGCCGCGTCACGCAGTTGGTTCGCGGCCTCAAACTCACTATCTGCACGCCCTTTGGCCTCCGCCATCTCAGCGAGCGGGTCCATCTGACACAGCCGCCGGTACTCCGCCGGCAACAGCCCCGCCGCCAAGGCAAGGCTATCACCTCTTAGCCCGAGGGCCGCTGCGTCATAAATAGCCTGTAGCCGCGCCTCAGTAGCGTTCAGTTGCCGTGGCGCGTGCGGAAGCGATTTGAACATGTCGCAACACTACCTTTCATGTAAGCAAAAGACAAGCGATGTGCAGGATTGTCCTGCCGGGAGGCCGCGATCCACAACAACCGTGTGGCCTGTGTGCCGGGGCGGAGATTGCCTTAGATGGTGGGGCTCATAACCCCTTCAGCTACCTCCCGGTCGCTACGTGCGCATCACGTCAGACATCGCCACGCAAGATTAGCATAAGGTTTTGGCTTACGGGTTGGCGGTTAAAAAATAAAAAAATTTGTGCAACCCCTCCGTACCAGGTACAGCCCACGCGCGGGCCGGCCCACCCCCTAGTTGCAAGTGATTCTCGTTCGCATTCAGCCCAGGCGCGGCGAGCTGCGCGGCGTGGCGGGTGGCGTGGGCAACCGGCCATTGCCCACACCGGCGCGCGCGCTGCTAGCACCGTGCGGCTAGCCGACCGCGTGCGAACACACCGACTTGGGGGCATTGTGGGAAATTTGTTTGCGGTTGCCCAATTTGCCCACAAATCGGAGGGCGTGGGCGATTTGTGGGTCATGTGGGTCAAATGGTCACGGAAAAAAAATCGGAGCGGCTCCAACGGAATGCACGCCACACGCTCCAGGCTGTATGTTTATACAGTAGTATTTCTTTTCTGACTTAAGAAGAAAGAGATAACCCACATTGCCCACAATCCTATCCGTGCCCTATGTTTTAAGGCACTTGCGCGTGGGCAATTCGCCCGCAAAACATTGCCCACACGACTGCCCACAATGCCCACAATTTTGCTCGAAAATGCTTTACATTTTGACAGGCGTCTATGTAAGAGAATGCTTGACAGCCTACGCGCGCGCGTCTAATCTGCACACATCGACAACACGCCTGGAGTTACTGACATGAAAAACCCCGCCGAAATTCTGTCATGGATGACCGACGCGCTGGCCTCCGGTAAAACTATCTATGTTGCTACCGCGTGGCGCGTTACTAAAGTAACCCCGAAAACTGCTCAGCAGTTTGCTGACGCTGGCCGTCCGATTTTTAAAGCGTCCGAAAAGTCTTTATATATGTCTGTCGGCCGCCGCTATGACTGCATCGACTATTGCCAGATTACCGCCCAGTAACTAACCGGAGACAACACGCCATGAAATTTTCTAACCTTCTGTTCTGCTGTTCCGCGATTCTCACCTTCGGCGCATGGATGGGAGCCGCCACGATCGGCCTCGCCCTATTCGCGCAAGTGAGCGCCATTGTTTGTCTTGCACTAGACGACTGACTTGCTGTAACCTAATCTCGTACAATCCAACACACTAAAGGACAACCCACCATGTACACACTCACCGTTTCTCTTGCCACCCTGCGCGCCGCCCGTACCCACGCCGCCGAAAATGACGTGCGCGCGTACTTGAAGGGCATCTATCTGGATACCGCCGCCGGTAAGGTTGTCGCCACCGATGGGCACCGCCTGTTCGCCGCCAACGCGCGCGGCGTCAAGTCTGTATATCCTGCAGTCATCATCCCGAACGAGACTATCGACGCCGCGTTGAAGCAATTTACCGGCGAATACGCGCGCGGCAAGTCGCTTGGCACTATTGGCGTTACTGTTACGATTGATGAAACGGCCGTAGCTATCGGCACGCCGACGGGTTCCGTTACCGGCCGCACATTGGACGGCCGTTTCCCAGAGTGGCGCCGCGTTGTACCCAAGGCTGATGACGTAGGCGAGCACGTACCGGCCGTACTCAACACTCAATACCTCGCCGACGCGTGCGAGGCGCTCTCCATCGCGCGGAATGTGCCGAAAAAGAAAGCCGGACAGCACGCCATCTGTATCCACATGCGCGGCGAATTTCCGACTGTAGTGACGGACAACACCATCGGCGTGCTCGCGCTCGTTATGCCCATGCGTAACGACTTGACGGCCGACGTTGCACGTACGGCGTGCCGCGTGGCGCACGATGACGACTTCGCCGCCCTCGCCTGTAGCGAGGACACGGCCACGACCGTAGCCGCCGCCGCCTAATCATCCGACCCTAGGGGCGGTGCTTATGGCCGCCCACTCTTAACTAACCTAAAGGACACTACATCATGACAACCGACAACCGATACAACGGATGGACCAACTACGCCACATGGCGAGTCAATCTGGAGATATTCGACGGGTTCGATCCGTCCGACTATTACAGCGACCTTGACACGGACGATACGTATAGCCTGTCCAAGTGTTTGCAGGACTACGCCGAGCAAGTGCTTTTTGAGTGCGCCACCGTGGAAGGGTTAGCCGCTGACTACGCCCGTGCCTTTTTGCAGGATGTCAATTGGCACGAAATCGCCGAGCACATGCTTGACGATATCAAAGCGGAGGACGCGGCATGAGCGAGACACCATTACAGGATGGGGATTATTTGCTCTCCGAGGGTGCTGCGTGGTTTACCTTGAAAGGATTCTCCATCCGCCTTGTAAGTACCGACGACGGGGTGGTTGTGAATATCTACGCGAACGGACGCGAAATGGACGACGCATTAGCCACCGCTCAGGCGTTCGATTCTGAAGTCGAAGAGGCCGTCGCAACGGAGGACGCGGCGTGACCGCGCAGCGATGGGCAGTGCTCACCCTTACCGGCAACCATTGGGAAAATGTGTGGAGCTTGGACGGTGAGCCCGAAACCTTCGACAGCTACGCCGACGCCGACGCTGCATTAGCTGAACACCTGCGGGAGTGCCAATGGGCGGTAGCCGCCGGGCACCTTGACTATATGCCAACCCGCGACGCGTTCCGTATTGCGCCGTATGTGGCGGTAACAGTATGACCCGTTGGCTATCGTGGGTGTACCGGCTAGTGCGTCAACTTCGGAAAGCACGCGCCGACGACTGGCGGCGCGTGCCGCCCCCGAACTGGGCGTGCCGGCGCGGTGGCCGTGAGTATCTCTAACAATGTGAGGGTGACAGTATGCACAAGCCGTCAGATGACCCGTTCCTTGACCCGGAGACCATGTACAAAGAGCTGACCCCGCCTGGGCCTGTCCTCTCACCGGCGGAGGTGCGCGCCCTTCTGAGCGAGTACAGCGCGGGGCATAGTACGCCCGAGCCGCCCACAGTAGGCGACGCTATCGATCCAGACCATTACAAGGTCGGCGGGATCGAGGCCATCGACTACATGAAAGCTAAAAGCACGCCGGAGGAGTTTGAGGGATATTTACGCCTGTCGGCGCTCAAGTACCTTTCACGCGTAGGCCATAAGCACGGCGACCACGACGCCGCGCGCGCGGAGGAATACCGGAAAGCACGGTGGTACATCGACCGATTGATACGGGAGATTGACCCATGAGTAACCTACACAGCGCCGCCGAGCGCGCGTTGGAGGCGCTCGATAACCTGATACTGGCCTGCGAGCCGCCAGCCGACCCTAGCGCGCTAGAGTCGGCGGTAGCGGAGGCGGTACGGGCTGCGTCCGTACTAGCCGCCGCTATCCGCTACCCGGATAGGGGGACAGTATGACCGCGCATTACGAGCCAGACCCGCTCGACGCCGAGTGGGACAAGATGGCACACACTCCGACAGAGTACCGCGCCGAGATACGGCAACTACGGGAGCGGTGCGCGGCATACGCCGCAGCGGTCGAGGCCGAGCAGGAGGCGTGCGCGCAAGTGTGCGATTACGCCGCAACCGAGTGCTCATACGGAAGCGATGGTTGGTATACCGCAAAAACCCTAGCCGCCGCCATCCGTGCAAGGGGAACGCTGGAGCGTGTGACCGATGGCCAGAGTCAATCTGACTGAATGGTGGATTCGGCGGCTATGCCGCTACATTGACCTGACCCGGCGGGAGGCGCGGCGATCCCTTGGCAAGCGCTTCCCGCCGGTCACCGATAAGGCGCACACCCGCGCCCGATACAATCAACTAAAGGACAGACAGCGTGATGTACTTACTCTTAACTATTGCCGCCGCCGTCCTCGTTGATTGGCTATTTCCCGACGATAGATAGCGCGGGTTCGGCACCCTCCGCCATCCGCCGCAGCTCCGAGCGTGCAAGGGTCGCAAACTGGGGGTGAGCATACACATGCTTCTTGGTCGGAAACTCCCGCGAGTGCAGCCGACCACAATCGACCCACCCAGCATCCCGTAGCGCGTGCATAAGCGCGGCAGAGACGACCTTGACGCCGGAGGGTGCCACGCCTTGCAGCCGGTCGCAGATGGCGTAGAACGGCGAGGCAATGACGCCACGGGCAAAGTCGCCCTGGCGTTGACGAATCATCTCGACTAAAAACGACTCGGCGGTGCTCATCGCCGACTCAATCATGATGATTTTAGCCTCGGTCATGGGCGGCGCAGCGCCGGGGTTGAAGGCCGACACATCGCGGGCGTCGAGCCACGCGGTGACAGCTTGGAAGCCGCCCGCGTAGTACCAATTCCAGAGCGCGCGCGCCTCAGCGGGCGGCATACGGTCGGCCTCGCTCCACACGACGAACCACCGGCGGTCATCTGACGGTAGGCTAATCGCCGCGCGCTCGTTGCTGAACGACACCACCAGTACGCGATTTAAAGCGTCATAGGGGTGCAAGCCCTTGCGGTTGACCGTGAGCAGCTCAGGGGGCGCGGCGATCACGGGCTTGAGGCTGTTTTCAAGCGCACGGCGGTCTTTAGCCTCGGCCTGACGCAACTCGTTGATAACGATAACCTCAGATTCCAGCGCGTAGCCCCACTGAGAATTCAGCTCCTCGTTGCGCACCGTCGTGACATTGACGCGCTGGTCGCCGCCGATTGCCCAGAAGAAGGGTGCCCAGAGCGTGTCCTTACCGGAGCCTGGCTTGCCCGCATGGAGCACGGCATGGTTGATTTTCTGGTTGGCGTGCTGGCGCTTGTACGCCATCACATCGAGTATGTGCTCGCGCTCGGCGGGGTCGGGAATCATGCGCTCGGCGTGGGCGAGCCATGGCGACACATCGCCCGCGCTCACCGTAGGCCGCGCGTCGCGCCAGCGGTTGCCGTACACGACGCCGTTACGGCTAACGAGGATGGACTCACCGGCAGCGAATGTGACGCCCGCAAGCACGCGCGCGCCCATCGCCTGCCGGTTTTCGTCGAAGCAGACGGACGCCTCGATGCGGCGGTTGTTGTGGATGGAATGGCAGGTCACATGCCGATACAGCGCGTTAAACGCCCCGCGCGCGATCTCGTGACGCTCGCCTAAGTCAAAATACGCGTCATCACTCAAAACATACGCGAAACGCTCGTACCATTTGGATTTTTCGACGCGGCCTAACTCGCGGCGCTCGACCTGGGCGATGACCTCGGCGGCGGTGTCGGGGAACTCCTCGGTTGGGGTAATCTTCGACAAAGCGGCCTCCATCTTCTTCGCAAGCAGGTCATCACGCAGGCCGTAGCCCGTCTTGGGGCCGCCCTCGGCCTCGACCCAGCGCAGGAACTTCTCGCTATTCCAATCGCCGCAATGGCCGTGGAAGCAAGTATAACTGCGCGTGACGGGGTGATACCGCCCTTGCGTGTCGGCGGTGGTGTGCTCGGCGTGGTTCGGGCAGACAACGCCGTACCAGCCCTCGGGGTTGGCCTTGGCGAGCAGCAGCCCGCGCTCTTGTATCCACTCCAACACGCTGTCGAGGCCGTCATCTTCGATGGCGATGCCCTGTATATACGCCGTGTCAACCTCGCCTGGCGTGACGCCGCAGGCTGTAACAATCTGCGTTACGGTAAACTCGCGGTCGGGGTGGAACTCGGTGAGCACGGCGGCGAAATTGTCGCGGCCTTCCTTTAGGTTGACGCTGCCTTCGATGCGGAAGTTACGCACCGGATTCACCGCGCCGGGGTCGGTAAACCCCGCCTCGGCCATAGCCTTAATCGCTGCGCTGAACTCGCCCTTGGTCGGCTGATCGTCAAGCGCGAAGGTGTAGCCCCATTGGAAGTTGCCGGGGCTGGTTTCGAGCTTCCATGTCGGCTCAATCGGCGGCACCTTGGACTTGGTGCCGATGTCATCCAGCACCATAAACGCCACGCGCTCGCAGTTAGGCGCAGACGCGGACAGCTTGTCCGTCATGCGGTCAACGATGAACGAGCCCGTGTTGGCGTACCACGCCCCCTCGGGGTTGCGCATGTACTTGCCATAGAGACCTGGCGGCCACGTGTAGCGTGGCGTGCCGTCCTTATGCTTCAGATGCTCGCCCTTGCGAACGATTGGCACTTGGCGTACGAAAAGAATCACTTCCCCTTCTGGGGCGGTGTTGTTAAGATACTCCGCGAACTTCATTTTAACCCCTATAGTTGTGTGCTAAAGCCCGGCCTAACCCGCCGGGCTTTTTTATTTACCGTACCGGCTCATGATCTTGACGCCGGTCTTGAGCGGGAACCCTTTAGCCCACGCGGGAGCCGTACACATCGCGGTATTTAGCATCTCTGCGACAGCCTCGCCGGCCTCGTCGGGACACTCAATAACGATTTCATCATGCACGTGCAGCACCGTTTGTAAGCCTTGGCTATCTAGCTCGCGTAGGCTATGGCGAAGAAGGTCGTTGGCTGTGGCCTGTGTGATGTTCTCGCAGGCAAGCCCCTTCCAGAGCCGCGCGCGGGGCCACTCTTTAGCGTCCTGCGCAGGCTTCCATGCTGCTTTGAGATAGCTCACACCGTCCGATTCCAAACGGGCGAACGGGTAACATAACACGCGCCCTGACGGCAGCGCGTACCAAAGATGTTGACCGTCAAACATGTACACCACGCGGCCAATTGCGAATTCATGGTTGACATTTCGCATAGCGCGGGTGTAGGTGTCTTCAAGCTTTTGCCAATAGCGCACGGCCCACGGGTTAGCCCGCCGCCAACGGTCCACGATGCGCTGCGCCTCGGGCTCACTCATGTGTACGCCATACGCCCGGCCCATGGCGCTAAACGCGCCGACGCCGCCCGCAAAACCAAGGGAGAGGATGGCGACCTTGCCGATCTGGCGCTGGTCGTCCGTCACGGCGTCCCATGTGGTGTTGTAGATACCCGCCGCTTCACGCTTGTAGATGTCGCCGCCAGCGCGGAACACATCCAGCACCGACTCTGCAAGCGGGTCGGCGGAGAGCCAGGGCGTCGCGCGCGCCTCTATAGCTGCCCAGTCGGCCACGACGAAAACGTTACCTCGGGCGGGGACGAGAGCTGGGCGGAGCATTGATTTAAGAACGTCCGTAACGCGCTTGCCGTATCGGGGCACAATACTGTGACCTCGCACCAAGGCTTGACGGGTTGCGTCAGGTTCGGTACTGCACTTACGCGTAAAGTTATGGACTTGTGCCCCGTAACTTGAGGCACGCCCAGTGGCACTTCCACCAGCAAAAATAAAGGCTCCTCGGACACGGGCGTCCCCTCCTGCTAGCTGCTTCAAGCGGTTGAACTTAGCCACCGACGATGCCCACAAGTCATCCGCGCACTGCACTACGTCAGCCACGTCTGGCGGCAACTCATCGGGGTTGTCCATAGCGAGCAGGTTGGCTCGCACGGTCTTATCAATACTAAACTTCTTCTCGCCGTCCTTGTAGACGGTCATCAACTTCTTGGCCTCAGGCCCGACGCGGGCGAGCACCCACTCGCGCATCTTGGGGCTGCGCACGGTCGTAATCTCGCCCTGCGTCACCTCGGCGACCAGCCGTTCGATGTCCTGCAATTCAGCTTCCGCGTGACGGATTGCCGCCTCGCAAAGCGGTACATCGACACCGACGCCACGGTCGTTAATGCGCTCGTTGACGTGGTAATCGGCCAGCTCCGTCTCGGACAGGTCACGCATGGCCTTGCTGATCTCGCGCATGGCGCGCACGTCCTGCTCGCAGTAGGCCACCATCTCGGCGAGCAGGTCGGGGTCGTTGTTGAACGTCCCATCGGCGCGCGGGATGGAGAGTAGACGGATTAACTGCGAGCCGCGATGGTCCTTCTTCATCTTGGACGACACCGCTCGGCCTACATCCTCAAGGCTGCCAGGCAGGCAGTTAGCCCGCGCCTGTGCAGATGTACAGTAGAACTGCTCTAGCGCAAACGGCATGTCAAGCACATGCCAGAAGATAAGCCGCTCAAACGCGGCGTTATGCGCGCGGATTGGCCCCATCCAGCGCGCCACGCGCTCAGGGAACGGGTACTTGGGCAGCCATGTCTCAACCTCGCCATCGTCAAAGGCGTAGGACATGCACAGCACCTCGGTGCTCGGGTGCTTAGCGTAGTTGTACGCACCCGCCGCCGGTAGGTCGCAGCGGCTGCGGGTCTCGAAATCAAGCCAGAGTATTGCCATAGAAAGATTGGGGGCCGAGGGCGCCCCCGCTCCTTTTACGCAGCGCGACGCCGACGGGCCGCAGCGGCTGGCGGCGGAGTGTCATCCCCACCGTCCGGCTCGTTAGCGACTTCGCCGTCCATGGACACCCACTCGACGATCTCAAAGACCGGCGTGAAGATGCGGCCATAGCTCTTGTGCTGGTAGTGCTCCTTTTTCAGATGCACGACCGGCACCGGCTTGCTCTGGTCACGCTCGACCTGCGCGGCGATGGCTGCTGCCAAAGCCTGCACGGCACGCTTGCCGCCCACCGACGTGGTGCTGTAGCGGGCCTCAAGGCCCACATCCTCACCCGAGATGCACTTCAAGCTCATGCCGACCTGCGTCTCCCAGCCCTTCTTGCTTTGCGGCGGTGCCGGGTCGAGCTCAGGCAGCGGCTGTGACACCGACACCATCTTCTCGCCCAAGACCTCGCCGTCGCCCCAGGCAATGAAGCCGTGGACGAACGAGAAAGGATTGATTGCCCACTTGCTATCGCCCTCGGCCTCGGTTTGGTCCGCGCCGAAGACCCAGTGGCCCGTCTTGTCCATCTTGAGGATGGCCGTACCCGCAGGGCCGACATCCACTTCGATGCTGCGAAGGGCCGTGGACAGGGAAGAAACCGCAGGCAACCCTGCTTTTGCAAACGCTGTGATATTAGACATTACTCTACTCCTTACACTAGTTTAGAAAGGGCCGCAGTCAACTGAGACCCGATTTGCAACACGGCGGGCCGGGGATCGCTCTCCGGCGCCATCGTGTTACCGCTTGAGACCGAGATGACCTGATCGTCCGGCAGGCCGAGCTTCAGCTTTTTGAGCTTCTTCTCCGCTTGTGCCGGCGAAATCAATGTCGTCTCAGTCACTTCCGTAATCGGCAAGAGCGCCGCAAGCGCCGCCTTTGCCGAGTCCTCATCGCGCCACTGCCGCGTGGCACGCTTGGCAACGAGCTTATAGCCCGGCACCGAATTACCTGACTCTAGCACCTGCATCGCAAGTGCGCGCAGGTCGCCAATCCAATCTTCAAGCACTGCCGCACGCTCTAGCATCTGCCCAAGTTGCGCGGCGTCGAGCTCCTTAATCTGCGTCTGCGTGGCGCGATCGACTGCGCCCGTCATCTGCGGGCAGATGGGCTTGGCCGCACACCAGCGGCAATGCTCGCCAATCTTGAGCGGCGCGTCGGGCTTGGCCGACTGCTTGACGGCGTGAACCAGCTCGCGCTCAAACTGACGCACGCGGTCAAACGATGTCACCCAGCGCTTGACCTTTGGCGGCTGGACAATGATGCACTCTATTTCCGTGACATCCTTGAATACCCACTCCAGCTCCGGCGTGCGCAGCGCCGCAGCCGTATAAAATAAAAGCTGAGGGTTTTCCTCCACTTCGACGGCCACGCCATCACCGAATTTCCAATCCAATACAATAGCGCGATTGCCAATCCGACCGATAAGATCACAAGAGCCGAACACACCCGGCAAAAGATCACCGAAGCTGACGGTTCGTTCGACGGCGTATTCGAGCTTCGCTTCAGGGTCGATTTCATTGATTGCGTCCAAGGCTGGGCGAACCTTCTCATCAACCAGGTCGCCGGTAAGTTTGTGGCCGTTGTACTCCATGTCGAGCACGTGGCGCAGCTCCTTGTCGGAGCCCAGAAGCTCGGCCATGACGTTGTGCAGCAGCGTGCCTTCGTCAGCGTACTTGCTGCTTGGTTTCGGGGGAACTTTTTGGCAGAGCGCAACGCTGCCGGGGCAGTTAATCACGCGCTTGGCGGTGGACCCGCCGACTATGTTGCTATGACTCATCGAGGACTCTCCTTTAGTGTGTTTGCGTAAGCCTAAATCGTACGATTTGGCTTGTCAAGCGTTCTGTTACATAATAGTATGGAGGCATGAAAGAAGCAGACATCGAACAGCGGTTGGATTGGGCGGTGCAGCGCGCCGGGGGCAAGACTTGGAAGTTTGTCAGTCCTGCCAATCGCGGCGTATCGGATCGCATCGTTTGTCTGCCAAACGGCGATACCTGGTTTGTGGAACTGAAGCGCCCCGGCAATAAGCGCACGGCGTTGCAAGAGCGGTTTGCTAAAGAGATGGTGGGGCTGCGGCAGAAGTACGCCCTGCTGTCAAGCGCGGAGGAAGTCGATGCTTGGGTTACGTCCATATCAGGCTGACGCCGCCGACTTCCTCTACGCCAACGACCGCGCGATGGTGTTGGCGCCCGTAGGCGCTGGCAAGACGGCGCTCACCCTTACGGCCATGCGCGACGCGCTGCGCGACGGCGTGGTCAAGCGCTGGCTGGTCGTGGCACCGCTGCGTGTGGCGCAGCATGTGTGGCCGGTCGAGGCACCCAAATGGACGCCCGATCTCACCCTATCCGTTGCCGTAGGCTCGCCCGCGTGGCGCACTAAAGCACTGGCGTCGGACGCCCGCGTGGTGGTCATCAACTACGACAACTTGCAGTGGTTGGCTAAGCAGAAGATGGACTTTGACGGCGTGGTGTTTGACGAATTGACCCGACTGAAGAATCCGTCAGGGGTTCGCTTTAAGGCGATTCTGAAGGCATTAGAGCCGATTAAAATTCGGTGGGGGCTGACGGGCAGCTTCACATCAAACGGCCTTGAGGACGTGTTTGGGCAATGCAAAATCATCAACCAAAGCCTACTTGGACGCAGCAAAGGCGCTTTTCTGCAACAGTATTTTATTTGTCTCAACCGCGAATATGGCGAGTGGACGCCCGCTACCGGCGCGTTGCCGCAGGTGATGGCGCGGATCAAACCCGCGACCTATGTGCTAGAGCCTGGCGAGTACAAAGACAAGCTGCCTCCGCTGCACACCGTGACGCTGCGTTGCGAGCTACTTGACCGCGAGCCCTACGAGAAGATGAAGCGGGACTTCATGGTGGAGTTTCCCGACGTTAGAGCCATTGCCGCTAACGCTGCCGCCGTCACGGCCAAGCTACAGCAGATGTCTTCGGGGTTTGTCTACGACACGACCCGCACGGCGTCAGACCGTCCCGGCAAGTTTGACGTAACGCAGAAGACGATGTGGTTTTCAGACCACAAGTTAGAGTTGCTGGAAGACCTGCTCGACGAAAACCAACACGCCAATACGATAATTGTTTACAATTACCAAGCTGAGTTGGAAGTGCTCAAGCGTTGGTATCCGCAAGCGCGGACGATTGACGAGCCAGGCGTGATTGACGCCTGGAACCGGGGTGAGGTTGAGCTGCTATTGATCCACCCGAAGTCGGCGGGTCACGGCCTGAACCTTCAGCACGGCGGCTGCCGGATGGTGTTTATGTCGCTGCCGTGGTCGCTTGAGGAATACGAGCAGACAATCGGGCGGCTGCACCGTAGCGGCCAGCGGCACGATGTGTGGGTCTATGTCCTGCAAACGGGCAAGACGATTGACGAGAAGATTTGGGCGGCGTTGCATGACAAGCGCGCCATGTCGGACGTAGCAATGTGGGAGTTAAAATGAACTGGCGCGAACTGAACGCACAACTGAACCAAATGACCGAAACTGAGGTCAAAGGCCTCCTCGACGTGGAGCTGGTTGACCGCCAGCGCGTCACGTTTGTCGAGCGGCTGCACCAACGGTATTGCGCCCTGCGCGCGACGCGAGAGCGAGCCGAGATGATGGCTCTACTAGCCCCGCCCGCGCAGGTAGCGTAAGTATTCCGCGCCCTCCTCGGGTGCCCACCAGACCTTTACCATGTCGGGATGGTCTGGCGACAGGCTCGGGTTAATCGTTACGAGCGCACAGGGGCTGAAGGCGTTATCGCGGAAGCCCCGTTCCTTGGCGTAGCGATCGTAAACCTTGTAGCTGGCGACCTTCATTGTGTGCATGGCGATGCCCGTAATCGGGTCTTTAAGCACCGAATAAGCCGATTCGTGCTTGTGCCCGGCGACGTAGATGTGGTCGCGGGTGCCCATGATGGCGGCCTTCATCGGCCCGTGCGCTGGGTTCCAGATTGACGAGCCGGTGTGGTCATGCCGGCTGTTGACGCGTACCTCGGCCCCGTTCGGGAAGCGTAGCGCGATGCGCGCCTCGCTTGACTTGTAAAGCGCATCCTGCTGTTTAGCAATCCAACGCATCGGATCGCCCGCGCCTGACCACAAGTCGTGGTTGCCGCCAAGTATCCAGAGCCAGTTGCATCGGCCTACAAACCACTCGGCAAGACGCCAAGCCTGCGCCGCTGACGTACCCTGCTCGCCGTAAAGCTTGGCCAAGCGGCCTACCCAGTTGTTCGTGGTGTCGCCTACGTTGACGGCAAACAACCCGTCGGTATCGGAGACAAGTTGCGTGTGCCGCTCTAGCGCGTCGATGTCGGTGCCGTCGTCATCAACGTGCGGGTCGCCAAAGAACAGGATGCCTATGGCGCCAGGTATCTTGATTCGTACGGGGATGAGCTTACTGGCTTCTTCGTGGTCACGCTTATGCGCAAACTGGCGCTTGCGGTGTTCAATAAGCTGCTCAATCGGCACGTCGTCCATCGGCAGCGGGGTAAACTCAAAGTCTTTCTCAGGCAGCGTAGCCTTGTTGTACGTTGAGTCGGGAACCTCAAACCCCTTGGCTTTAAGCCCGTCGATTCGGGCCATGATGGACCGGGTGTGGACATTCAACAACCGCGCCGCTTCGGCTCTAACTCCGTTAGCTTCGTGCAGTGCTTTCATTAGCTGATCGTCGGATACTTTACGAGCCATCGTTTATTCCATCGTAGTAAGCATTTGTTGCAGTAAATGCCCAAGGCGATCTACCAGTTGCTCTTGGCGAGACAAGTCATCGTGCCCGGCGACATCAAGCAACGCATGGACGGCTTCGTGCGCCCAAACCTGCTGGCGATTCGTGCCTTTACAAGAGCTTAGAATATGAATCTCATACTTGTCAGGAAGCCACATTCCAACACAATTTTTGCCGTGCCGCCACTTTGAAGGCGGAATAACTTTTACTTTGATTGTGTGACCGGCAAGTTGGAATTGCCGGGGAATACCGTCGCCACGTGTTATGGCGTTGGTTGCGCCCACTTTTGCAGCGCACGCAGCTTCGCGTTTTGCGAATCGCATTGGGCGGCTAGCTCGCGGAGGTCGGGGCCGATGTCTGGCCCTTGTTCAAGATTTGCTCCAGCCGATCCTGCGCCGCTCCCGGCGGCGGGGGCGGGGTCATCAGTTCTGGGGGCGGCGTAGCCGGGACGCACTGCACCGGGGTCGCGGCACAACCGGACAGGAGCAGAGCGAACAGGGCGGCTAGCAAGAGCAGCCAGTTCGGATGCGTACGCAGTCGAAGCCATTTCAGCGCGTATACGAGTAGCGCGCTCGGTCCGTAGTTCAGCTTCCAGACGCTCCACTTGAGGGCGTATTTCTTCACGGCCTTGCTCCCGAAATGTGTGTACCGCGTAGACTGCCAGCAACCCTAAGCCAGCGGTCAAGATTAAATGCGGCGCGTACTTCAGTAACCAGTAAGGCACTACTTTACACCATTATGCTCAAAAGAGTAGTGGTTGCCGTCATTAAATCGGCCGCCCCACCGAGCAAGCGGGTGCTGCTGCTCCCACCATTCGCCTAGCGGACGGTGATCTTCGCTTTGCTCCAGAAATTCGCCGTTCTTGAACAGATTAAGGTCAATGGCCAACCGAATCTTGTGGGCGCTGCTCGGGTGGCTGTAGGACTTGCGGACGCCCATGACGCCATGTACACGGGGGTCGCGGAAGGCGTCGCCTAGCGACACCTCGTAGCCAAGCTCGTAAGCCTTTTCAATAAGTTTGGCCACCAGGCGTGCGTACACGCGCTGCTTCTGGCCTAGCGTCACGGCTTGTCTGCCTTGGCGTCCAGCTTGTCGTTTATGCGCATCAACATGGCTTTGATTTCGTCAATGTCGGCGCGGTAGTCAACACGGGTCACGTACGTCAACGGCATGGTGCGCACGTCCTTGTCAAGCCGTTCGATGCTGCGGCTGATGTTATTAAGTATCCACCCGCCAAACAGACCGGCAATACCTACCGCAATATTGAACAGAATTTGCCCGTCGTCCATCACACGCTCCGTAGCACTAGGGTAACAAGCCAACTTATCAGCGCACCCGCCGACAGCCACAGCAGCTTCTCAACCCAATCAATCCGTTTTTCTAATCTTGTTACCCGATCGGCGACCGACTTGACCTTGTGGCCGTAGTCCGTCTTGAGCAGGCGCAAGTCCTTGGTTTCAACCGTCACGTCTTATCTGCAAGCGCCTGCGTTGTAATCGTGCGCAGCACCAGGTTCGTGACCGCACCAACCAGCAAGATTGACGCCGCAACGTCTTGCCCAAACAGCGTCGTCAAATGCCCGGCAAACATCTCTAGGCTAGCAAGCAGCGCCAGCGCAACGTTCCACCACACCGTTTTGGATTTAAGCGCACCTTTAATTGCCGGGGGCATAGTCGTCTCCTTACGGGGCTAGTTGATTTTGGCGCGCTTCAGCCCCAGCGAGCGCGTTGGTAATGACGGCTGCGGGTGCTGCCGCACGCTGCGCGGCGGCGCCACCTGCACGGACTGCGCCGGTTGCGGTCTGGACCGCGCCAGCGCGACGCTGCGCAGCCTCAAGGGCTAACGCCGCCGTCTCCGGCTGCAACATGTCCGTGGCAATCTCGATGGCGAGTTTGCGGTCAATCTTGCCCGCGAGCCGTTTGAGGATGGCGTTGGCCACGGTTGTCACGCGGTTGAGCAATGTTGGCAACTGCGCGCCACCGGCGGCTTCAACCAATAGCTCCGTACCGGCACGCTCGGCACTTGGCCCCGCCGGGCGGGCTGCGCGAGCTTGCTCGCGGTAAAGCGCCTGACGTGCCAAGTCTTTGCGAATGTCCTCGACAATCTTGACCTGATTGGGCGTCAATACGTCGGAGAGTTTTTGATACCGTGGAGCGCCTACCGCAGCACGTTGAATTGTCTGCGGTGCGGCCTCGACAGCCCCGGCAAACGCAGCAGGGCGTAACTTCTGCTCGCCTTGCAGAGCTGAGGTCAACTTGCTTTCAAGGTACTGACCAACTTCCATCTGGTTGATTGGGCCGCTTTGCCGCGCAAATGTCTCGCGGGCGCCTTTGTACGCGCTGGCCTTACCTTCCAACCAGGTTAAGAACTCGGCGCGAGTACCTGCAACCGCAGCAGCTTCGGTTTTGCCAATGCCAAACATCGCCGGGTCACGGATAAGGTCGTCGTACGCCATTTTTATGTAGTGCAGGCTTTGCACGGGGTACTGCGCGGATTGCGCGGGGACAATCACCTCTCGCGCTGGCGCACCGCCGGGGCCAAGGATAGACGACGGAATGCGCTGCTCGGGCATATCTTTGCCAATCACAAACGGTTGTTTGCGCTCCGCAGCGATGTTGGCTGCGCGGGCCATTACCTTGTCCATGGAAGGACGCGACAACAGATCAGCAAACACTTCATCCACGTCTACAAGCTGCTTACCTGCGACGCCGTAGTTGGTCTTAGCCGTGGCGTCACGCACCTTACGCGCCGTCTCAAGCTGAATCGGCGTGCCCCCCACCTCGCGGATAGCCGCCGCGCGCGCGGCGTCCTGCGCCTGACGGCGGGCCATGTACTCAGACGGCAGAACCTTCTCTGCGGACTCTTGCAGCGCCGCAAAGCGCGTCGCGCCTACGTCGGCTGCCGCCTCGCCCGCCGTCGGCGTAGCGCCCGGCACAATTTCAGGTTGCCGCAGCGCGTTGATAATTTCCGGTGCGCGGCCTTCAGCGGCTTCAAGCAGCACATTGGCCTTACCACCAATTGCTGCGCGTTCCAACGCGTTGACGCCAGCGCGACCGGCAACGGCCAAGGGCTGCGTTACCACACGTGTTGGGTCCGTAACGCGCGAAACAGTGCCTAGCACTTGCCCGGCGCGACCCGGCGCGGCGGCGGCGCCTACACCCGTTAGCGTGGACACATCAGCGAGAAAGCCAACGGGGTCCGTTGCAAGAGTGTTCTTAAACGCTTCGACGTTGCTGTAACGGTCGCGGTACGCGCCGCCGACGGCATTAGCCTTGTCAATAAACCCTTGCGCTATGTCGGGTCGAGCTATCCACTCGGGCGGAAGGAATCGTATGTACGCGCCCGTAAACACTTCAGCAAGTTCGTTTACCGTTTTGACGGGGCTGGTAACAGCAGTGTAAAGACCTTTAAGCAACTTCATTCCGCTCTCGGGAACGTTGCTGATAGCTTCACG